CTTCATTCTGGCGCGACGAGCCGCGCGGGCCCTGGATTGCCGGTCGATCGACTTTTCGGAAAGGCCGAGCTTGCGCGCTACCTCGGTCTCTCCGTCTCGGGTCTAACTAAACTGCTCGAGAGCAACCGTGGCCCCGCGGTGATCCGCGTCGGCCGTCTTGTCCGTTTTCGGCACGACGATGTTGTTGCTTGGCTCGAGGCGCGGCGCTCCGATACTCGCGCCACATCGTAATTTGGTGAGGCGTGAACGTGAAGCCGGAGAACGGTAGCGGGATGATTGGCGGCGTCTCCTTCGAGACGAGCGGCGACATCGTCACCAAGAGCGCTTTTGCTTCCTTGATCGGCGTGAGCGCCGGGCGCGTTTCTCAATTTCTGTCAGAGAAAAAAATATTCGGTGACGCACTTGTTGGTGAAGGGCGATGCGCACGCATCCGGGTATCCGTGGCCTGCCAGCAGCTCAAGCGCAACCTTGATATCTCCCAGCGCTTCGGCAATGGCATTACCACCAGGCTCGATCAGCCATTGCCGGTCTCGGAGGTCGGCCCTCCTGCCGATCCGATCGAGGAGCAGCTCAAGCGCGAGAAGCTCGAGCAGCTGCAGCGGCTCAATCGTAAAGCTGCGCGCGAGGAAGCCGAGAAAGTTGGGAAGCTGACAGATTCCGACCTGGCACGACAACAGATGGGGCGCATCGCCGCCCAGGTCGTGACCATATTCGAGGGATCCGCAGCGGAGGTTGCAAATACGATCGCTGCGACCTTCAACCTGCCGCCGCGCGACGTGGTGCACCTTGTCCGCGGAGAATTCCGCAAAGTGAGAGCTTCCGCTGCCAAGGCGCTGCGCCGCGGCGTTGATGGCGTTCCGTTGATTGCCCTGGTCGAGGTCGGCGAGCAAGCAGAAGCCGTCCTCGAGGACGCGCTTGCGATCGAATGACAATGCAAATTCAGGTCACCAATCCGGAACGCCTGGCGCTCGAGGCTATGATCGCGGCGATCGAACCGCCGCCGCCGGTCGACTATTTGTTCTGGGCCGAAGACAACATCGTCTTCACGGAACGTGAAAGCCGGTTTCCCGGTCCGTACAATCGCAACCTGTTTCCCTATTTCGACGAGATCCTGCGCGCGCTGTCGCCGGATGATCCTTGCCGCTTTGTTACTGTGAAAGGCTCGGCCCAGGTCGGTAAGACTGTCGTGGGCAACATTTTCGTCGGCGGTTCGATGGTCATGGATCCGCGCGACATCCTGGTCGTGCATCCAACCGACGACAACGCATCCCGTTGGTCGAAACTCAAACTCAGTCCGATGCTGCGCGGGACGCCGACGCTGGCGCGATTGTTTCCCGAGAAATCGCGGGACAGCGGCAATTCAATCCTTTTCAAGGAGCGTGCTGACGGTCTCGGCGCCATCCTGATCTCCGGGGCAAATTCGCCGGCCTCGCTCTCGCAAGTCACGATGTCCCGCCAGGTGCAGGACGATGTCAGCAAATGGGAACCAAACCCCGCCGGCGATCCCGAGCAGCAAGCCGACAATCGCTCGCGCTCCGATGAGTTTGCCAAGATCTTGAAAATCTCCACCCCGCTCATCCTGCCGGGGTGCCGCATCACTAAGAACTTCGAAGCCGGCAGCCAGGAATATCCCTATGTCCCCTGTCCGCATTGCGAGCACATGCAGGTGCTCGAATGGGACAACATGCAGGGGCATCTCGATGTCGATCATCCGGAGCTCGCGCATTTTGTCTGCGAGGGCTGCGGCTGTGAGATCCACGAAACCGACCGAGCGAAAATGCTCGCCGGCTTCGAATGGCGCGCGCGTAACCCCGCGGCCAAGCGCTACCACCGGTCATTCTGGATCTGGTCGGCCTACTCGTATCTGCAATCGTGGGAATTGATCGCCCGCGAATGGCTGAAGGCCAAGGGCGATCCGGCAGCAGAGAAGTCCTTCCTCAACGAAACGGTCGGCGAAGCCTACAAGGCGCAAGGTGAAGCGCCACCGTGGGAGGACTTACGAAATCGGGCGGCCGCCTCACACTATGTGCGGGGCAGGGTGCCGCCGGGTGCGGTCCTGCTTATGCTTGGGATCGATTGCCAAGGTGATCGGGTGGAGTGGCAACTCGTAGGATTTGGTCGCGAGTATCGCCGCTACGTGATCGACTACGGCATTGTCGATCGACACATCTCGGATCCCGATTGCCAGCGCAATCTCGACCTTGTGCTGGCCAAGCAATGGATCAACGTCGCCGGCAAGTCGCTCGGCATCGATCGGGCGGCGATCGACGGCAACGCCTGGACCGAGGATGTCTGGAGCTTTGTGCGCCGGCATCCGGCGTCGAAAGTGATCATGGTGCGCGGCCGCGGCGAGGATTCCGCCCCGCGCCTGGCGTTGGTGAAGCGCGAGCGCAACGAGAAGACCGGCTTACTGCGAAAATATTCGCGCCGCTTCTACAATCTCGGCGTCTCGATCCTGAAAATGGCGCTCTATCGCGATCTCGCCAAGGATGATCCGCTGGCGGTCGGCTATGTCTCGTTTCCATCCGGCCTCGAGGATGAATATTTTCAGGAGCTGACGGCGGAGCGGCGGGTGCCGCATACCCGCTACGGCTTCACCACCTATCGCTGGGAAAAGGATGATCGCCAGGACAACGAGGCGCTCGATACGTTGGTGCAGGCGACCGGCGCCGCCATCAAGTACGGCGTTTACGGAATGTCGGATGTGAGCTGGGCGAAGTTGGAAGCCGAGCGCGAAGCGGCGCAGGGCGCTCCGCAGGCGGATCTGGAAGATTTGCTCAGTGCCGCACCAAACGACAGCGGTGGTGTCACTATACGCCAGGCCCAGCCTCGCAAAAGATCGCTCGCAGAGATGTTGCCGAGGTGATCCCCAATGGCCACTAAACAACAAGCGATCGGCGAGACTGGGCGCATCAGCGCGATGGGAATTCCGTGGTATGGGCGCGAGGACTATCCGCGCATCTGCAAAATCATGGCCGATGGTGAAAGATTCCCGGAAGTCTATGACGATTGGTTGCACAGAGCGGAAGCAGTGGAACGCAGGATCGCGGCAAGCGGCGTACCAGCCATCCGCGCCATGATTGATCCGGAGCAATTTCTGATCTGGTGCAAAATTCGCGCGTCAAAGTGCGACAGCCAGGCGCGCGGGCGCTTCGCTGCCGAAAAAGCCCGCGATGCAATCCGCTGATGATTCCTATTCGCAAAAACATCACTTCCCCAGCCAGTGCTGCAGAGCGCGCCGCGATTAAACCGCGATTTAGCGAGCTGCCGACTCCGGCCGAACGGGTCGAAAAGCTCGACGAGGCAGCCACCACTACTAACGAGCTTCCGCGAACTTCGCGGAAGCCGCTTAACATGGATGCTGAGGTTTTTGATCACATCGTTGATGCGGTTTGTGTGCGATTAGAGCCGGTATTTGCCGCGATGCTAAGGAAGCTCATTGAGCAAAGAGATCAAATTATCGAAGTTGGCATGCGACTTGAAAAGAAGCCAAGAAAGAAGCCGCCCGCCGAGCAAGGATGGGTGCAATTGAAAGAAGCTGCCCATCAAGTCGGCTACAGCGTTGAAAGCCTTCGGCGCTATGGAGATGCTGGGAAATTTGTCATGCGGCTATACAAAGGTAAGTATTTCGTGCGGCTGCCAGACGTGATGGAGTTTTTTATTGAGCAACTGAATTCGTAGCTCCCGAATTGTTTGGAACCTGTGGAACCTGTGGAACGTGTGGAACCTATGGAACGTGTGGAATGTGTGGAATGTGAGGGCCTCTATTTCGCCTTTCGATGAATTAGGCTTGCGACTCACACAGGTGAACCAAATGGTTCACCTGAAGAGGAATTCGCGATGTCGTTTGGACTTCCGAAAAACGTCTTTGCCCATGTAGCGCAGCAGCGAGCGCGCTACGAGCGAGTGCCGGCGCGCGAAGCTAAAATCGATGAAGCGAACCGTGAGCGCCGCGCAGCGGAATTTGATGAACTAAAATCTCTCCTCACAACTGCTCGCCAGATCGTCGATGCTGCAGCGCTCGCTCGTCAACAGCAAGAGACGCTAGCCGCCGTCAAGTCAGCGCTAGCTGCAATGCCGCCGCAGGCCTATGCATCTATCGATCCCGAGTTAAAAGCGCGCGAGATTTCCGACGCTTCAGGACTTTCGGGTCACGCAGGTGTGTACGAGGAAATCTTGCGCGCCGTGAAAGCCGCCGTGGCGCGAGCCAATTCGCCAGAGGCACAGGCGCAGCGATTTCTGGATGCCAAGGCCCTTGCGGATGCCGGCGGTCGTGTTCCTGCGCCGACTGGTCTCGCCAAGCAATGTCTCGATGCCTCCGCCCTTGCCCGTGCTGGCGGCCATGAGATTCCCCCGCCGCCTCGTGGCAGTCTTGCTGCACAGATCATCGAAGCGGCCCGCAAGAATCGTGAAGGAGAAGGAAGCAAATGAGAGACGATACGATCTTGGCGGAGCTAGAGGCGCTGAAAAAGCGCGTAGCGGCGCTTGAAGCCAACGCCGGCCTGGTCAAACCTGCCGCCGCTGATGTGGCCCCCGCGAAGTTCGTCGAGCGAGAGGTCAGCATAACGCACCCGATCGAAACCAGTCCGATCGTTCTGCCGACCGAAACTGAGTATCGCGGCATCCTTTCAGCCGTGCGCGATGCCTATCCCCAGCTCTGGCGGTCCTTGTCCGCGAATCCTCGATTTGCCGACGAAGATGACGCTAGACTTTTTCGCGACTTTCCCGCGGTATTCGAATGCGTATCTCATCTGCGGCGTACTACCGAGGTCGATAACAAACATTCACTTAGTTGGTGGGTAGATGAGATAAATCGGCGGCTACACGGCCGACAAATCGACGGCCTCGCATTTCTCGCGGCCGTGATTGGCGCCGGCGACGTGTCCTTTGTGCAGCGCGATGAGTACGGCAACGTCTGGGCCTTTGGGCTCGCGACGTTCGGGGGGCGCCCCGCCACTGAAGCTTGGCGGCGCGTTCTTAAGGGTCAGCTTTTGACGCCTATCGCCGGAAAATTCGGAGGGCCTAGCCCGCGGCCTAGCGTCACGCTCGAGGCCGAGCAATGATGGAATCGCGACGCGAGCGGATGGCGAACGCTCGCGGCGCGCGCGGTGCCAGACCGGCGATTTGTCCTCCCCGGTCTGGCACCATTTTTTGGTTTAGCGCGCTCATCCTTGATGGGGCATGGCGCCCTCAGACAACGACAGCAGGCCTCCTCAGAGCGCGTTAAAAGGCCCGCCTGGAAGGGGTCAAGGCTTGCGCGCGCCAACCGAGAGCTGATCGGGATGGCAAACCCAATCGGCAAAATGACGGCAGGGCGATGCGTGCGCCCTGCCGTCTATCAGTTCCAAGGCAATGGAACGAAGTCTGACTATGAGCCGGGGAGCGGGTGATGTTTGAGCTAAAATTTGATGTGCGAGAGTTCGAGCGGCGAACGAAGGAGCTCGAGGGGACCCTCGACCAGATGCCGTTTGCTCTTGCTCTCGCCATGACCGAGGCTGCGGAAAGAACCAAACAAGCCTTGGTGGATGAGTGGCCTCAACATATCACCCAACGCAATCCCGGCTTCATCAAGCGCGCGTTGCAGGTCAAACCAGCAACCAAGCACGATCTGCGGGTAGAGATTTACGACAGTCTCGGCAGAGCGTCGCTGGAATTGCACGCCGACGGCGGCACGAAACAGGCAAAAGGGAAATTTGCTATCCCCGTCGAAAATAATGTCCAGCGAGGTGCGCGAGGGGTGTCCCGCTCAAAGCAGCCCCGTTCGCTCGCGAATTCTTTCGTCGCGGATCTTCGCGGAAAAGGCGCGGCGCTATGGGTGCGCTATGGGCGCAAGGGCAGGCGGCTCCGGCTGATGTACGCGCTCAGAGCCGTGGTCCCGGTTCGAAAGGACGTTCCATTCCGCGAAACCTTTGCCGCGACGATGATGCGAGAGTTGCGGCAGTCGTTCCCCGCCGCAATGAAACGCGCGATGTCGACGCGCAGGCCACGGTGACACGGGTAAGGCGGCACCTACTCGCCGCTTTTGTTTTGAAAAGCGAAGGAGCTTCGAAAAATGTCGCAACAAGACGACACTTTGAGGATGGCGGCGGAAATTGTCGACAAGTGGAGTGGTCCGCTCCACGCCATGAATAAATCTCTTCGCTCGCTCGCGGAGACGGCAAAGGGCACACACGTCACCCAAACCGCGCATGTCCGCGACCAGGCGAAGGCGTATGCCGGTCTGGATCAGTCGGTGAAGCAAATCGCCGATCGGACGAAGTCGATGCTCACGCCGGCGCTCGCTGCGGCCGGCGTTTCTATTCTTTCGGTAGGCGGTGCCGTCGCCGCGCTGGTCAAGGCGACAAACAGTTTCGGCGAGACAACGAAGAAGCTCGCCTTTATCGGCCGGGAAACCGGCTTTTCGATCACGAAGCTCCGCGAGCTTGACGCACTGGCGAGCCGGGTCGGAACCTCGCCTGAGGCGATGCGCGCCGGCGAGCAGGCGTTCGCGCACAACATGGAGCAGCTGCGCCGTTGGCGCGGCGCGTCGGCGGAGTTTTTCACAAGTCAGCACGATCTGAACGTCCGCGCGCTCGGCGATACGCTGCGGTTGTCGAGGAGCAACGAGGAAGCATTCGACGCCGTCGAGGATTTTCTCGATAAAGTCCCCGATATGGTTCAAAAAATGAACCTGCTCAAAGCGGTCGGCTTGTCGACCGAACTTGCAAATCTCTCTGGGCCAGAACGCCGTAAGGCGCTCGCAGAAATCCGCGACGATTTAGGCGACGCTGGAAAGAACGCGGTGAAACTCGGTTTGGCGTTTCAGCATGCTCGAGATCGGCTCGATACGACGTTGAGCGGTACCTCGGACATGATTGGCGCAGCGCTCGCCGAGCCATTTACCAGGGCGACGGACGCGGTTCGTGAATTCATTAAGGCAAATCGCGGCGAGCTTATGCCGGTACTCCATGATCTGGGCGACGCCCTGACCGGTTTAGATTGGAAGGATTTTGGCACGGGACTATCGGATTTTTTCAAATCAACCCTGACCGATATCAACAACATCGTGAAGGGTCTCAGGATACTCGACGAATGGACGGCGCACCCGGGAAAACTTGGTGCGGCCATCGGGGACAAAGCGGAACAAGCCGCGGGCTACATCAACAACCTGACCGGACAGCCATCGACCTTCAAGCAACGCGGCGCCGGTATCCCCGGTTTCGCCAGCGGCGGCATCGTCAGATCCCCGACGTTGGCGAGAGTCGGCGAGGCAGGTCCAGAGGCCATAGTGCCACTAGCCGGCGGCGACGACGTGCTGAAGCGGCCGATCAAGGAAGGCACCGAGGCCGGCACCCGCAAGGGCGTCTTCGACGGCATGAGGGATTGGTTTGACTATCAGAGAGGCGGTGGTGCTGGTGGAGGAGGCGGCGGTGGTGGTGGCCTCAGCGGCCCGCATGGCGGTGCCGGTGACCGTACCGGACTCCAAGGGCCGCGCGTTGGTGAAGATGCCAAAGCCGCGGCAGCTTCCTTTGCGGATCGCTTCAAGGGTGAGCCCGCTGGCGGCGGCAGTGAGTATCTTCGAGGCGAGCGTAGTTGGATCAAGGATGAATTGGACAAAGACCCAAAGCTAAGGAGCTTCCTTGGCGGCGTGCTTGCCCACGAGCAATCACCGGGCGAACGCTCTAAAGTTATGGAGTCGCTTGCCAACCGTATGAACTACCTAAAAGCGACGAAGTTTCCAAACCTGACTATGCGCGATTATTTGAGGGGCAAGTACGGGCAATTTTACGGACCTATCCAAAGAGGCGAAATTAGTCCTGGTTTAGAAGCCCTCGCCAAAAGGCAGGGTGTCGATAAGGATATCGACAAGGTGCTAGGCGGAAGCAACGATATCCGCGGGATGACAGATCAGGGCAGTCGCGGCGATCCCAATTTTGGCGTTGGCGAAACGATCATGTCGCACGGCGAGGGCTACAATGATTTTGGTCGCGGTGCGGCGCGGGCTTGGCGCTTAAGACAGCAGAGCCGAGTCAATGCGCCCACGCCGACCGCCAGCGCGCTTACGGCCGCCGGTCTCCTAGAACACGCCAAGAAGTATGGGCCAGGCACTTTTAATGATCGCTGGCATGGCGATCTTCTGCAGCAGGGGCGGCGCTCGGGGCTCATCGGCGGCCCGATGCGTCACGAGGTGACGGGCTCGGCGGGCGTGACGGTGGATTTCCGGAATATGCCGCGCGGCGTTCTGACCGCAGGATCGATCGAAGGAATGTTCAAAAAAATTACGCTCAATCGCGGCGTCGCCATGCCGCTGGCGAGCGACGGTGCCTAATGTACAGCGATGCGCCCGGGGGCGACCGCGCGCCGCGAATCGAGGAAATGCTGGTGCGCTGGCAGGGCTGGGCGCCAGAGCGGACGGCCTATATTCGCTGCTTCGATTCCGTTGCCGCGCCGGAGGCATTTCCAGAAATTCCGGAGGTCGCCGGGCTCAAGCCCGACGAACAGGTTTTCGTGCTTTATGACGCCGACAACGGGTTGCCGATGAAACTACGCGGCAGGCTGGTGGATGCGATTGCTGATGCGGCCGAACACGGTTTCGTTGTGCTGAGGGCCGAATATGCCTGATCTATCGCTGCCCGCCGAACCTGGCGATGTAGGCAGCTATCCAATCGGTCGCGATCTCATGCTGGGCGGCTTCCAGCTCAATAGCCCCGGCGCACACTTCGTCATGGAGCGCACTCTCGAGCTGATCCTTGACGATCGAGTTCCAGGGCGTTGTCGTTTCCGATTGCGGCCACAGATTGCGCGGTCGGTTCGAGCCGCCAAGCGCCAACGGGATCAAATGATCGACGTCGCAGGGGCACGGCGGCTGTTCGGGATCCATGCCGTAGACCTTGTAGATCGCCTTCTTCCGCGCGGAAGGGACATTGCGGATCGCCTTGGTGCTGAACGTGGCGGAGCAGATGACGTCCTTCGTCAGCGCCGGATCTGCCAAACCGG